CAGAAGGGTGCCGTGGGCACCGTGAAGCTGATGGACCTCGGGGTTGAGATGGCCTACGACATCCGGCGTCAGGGAACCCTGATCGTCGGGAAGTACGCGATGGGTCACGGCATCCTCCGCCCGGAGTGCGCCGTCGAGATCAAGACCGCCTAACCAGTGAACTAGCAGGGGGTCCCTTCGGGGGCCCCCTTCTATTCGCTAGGAGCAAGTCACATGGCAGAACAGAAGACCGCCTACGTTCACAAGGGTGGACCGGCGCAGGTCGGGGCTCTGGGTGCTTTCGGCACCACGCCCCCGGATGCGAAGCCGACAGTCTCGGGCTCGAAGGGTGCGAACGCTGCACTCGCCAGCCTGATGACGGCCTTGGTGGCCCTCGGTCTCGTGACCGACAGCACGACGTAACACCTCTGAGCGGGGGTAGGGACTCAACCTCCCTGCCCCTGCTTTTTTTCCTCTCCCAACTAGAAAGACCCATGACCACACGGACCTGCAAGGTCTGTGGGGAGTCGAAGGACATCTCTAGGTTCGCGCACACAGGTAAGGGACGACGGTTCAGACGCAGGGAATGCAAGGACTGTGTCAACATCACCCAAAACGCGAAGCGGTACAACACCACAGTCGGTGCCATCCAAGAGCTACTGGAGAATCAGGATCATCGTTGCGCCATCTGCGGCACCCACGCTGATGAAGTAGGGCATAAGCTACTGCGAACAGCCTCGCTCGTGATCGACCACAACCACGACACAGGCGAGGTACGCGGGCTCCTGTGTCCCAAGTGCAACCTGATCTTGGGACAAGCCAACGACGACCCTCAGATACTCACCAACGCAATCAACTACTTGAAGGAACATCATGCCACAGATCGTTAGCCTCTCGGCCACGACAGAGCTAGAGGCGGTGAACGCCATGCTCGCGACCATCGGGGAATCCCCCATCGCGGACGTGGACACTGCGACTCAAGCGGACGCTACGATAGCGATCAACACCCTTCGGGATGTCGTCCGCGAAGTTCAGTCGATGGGCTGGAAGTTCAACACGGAGTTCGGCTATCAGGTCGCGCCGGAAGCGGCCACCTACGATTGGGTGGACCTCGACGGCGTCACCACGACATTGAACGTTTTCAAACGGCCCGCAGGTCTCATCGCATTCGAGATCACGAAGATCGCGGCGCAGCAGGGCTCGTCCTATGTGGACACCACCCTGAAGAAGAGCCGCAAGTACCAGGAGACCGGCGCATACGTCGAGGTCTTCTACGACCGACGCAACAACCGCGACGGCTTCCCGGCGTCCAACTACCCCTACCTCTACATCAACCCGACGTGGCTGATGGACTTCACAGACATGCCCGAGACGGCTCGGCGCTACTGTGCGATCCGTGCTGCGAGGCGCTTCCAGGCGTCCGTCGTCGGCTCCGAGACGCTGGCCGGTCTCAGCGAGCGTGACGAGGGGATTGCCTACAGGAACCTGAAGAGGGTGGAAGGGCAGAAGGACAACTTCAACGTGTTCAACAACTCGGGCACGGCTGCGATCCTCGGCTGGCCCCGGCGCTTCGGCGTGACGGGGGTCTTCGAGGACCGCGACAACGCTGGCCCGGCATAGGACTACCATGCTCGTAGCTCAGAGAATTCCACACTGGTTGAACGGAGTATCTCAGCGGGCCCCCTACCTTCGGCACTTCTCTGAGGTGCAAGAGCAGATCAACGCCATCAGCGATTGGGCGCAGGGGGTCCGCAAGCGTCCAGCAGCGGTCTACGGCTCGAAGTTCTCGACCGACGCGACCCTGTGGGACACTGCGTTCATCCATCCCATCAACCGTGACGCCGCGACCCGGTATCACGTCACGGTCAGGAACGGCACCGTTCGCGTCTTCGATGCGGACAGCGGCTCAGAGTACACCGTGGAGAACCCTTCGCCTGCGTACCTCGCTGGCGCGGACTCCACCAACGTGAAGGCCGTCACAGTTGGCGACACCACGATCCTCGTGAACACCAACACGGTCGTTGGGAAGGGAACCGCCAAGACCGCAGCCCTCGCACACGAGGCGCTGGTCTTCGTTCGGCAGGCCGACTACTCGACCCGCTACGAAGTGACGGTGGACGGGAAGTCTGTAGCGATCACCACGGCTGAAGGGACGATGGCCGAGGCTCGCGGGCTCATCAGCACCGACGCACTCGCTACGGACCTCGCTGCGGCCCTGCTCTCCAACGTGTACATCGTGCTGCTGTTCAACGTCACGGTCTACGGGTCCACGATCCACATCGCGAAGAAGAGCGGTGCGGACTTCACCATCACCTCGACGGACGGGCTGGCTGACAACGGGCTGCGCGTCATCAAGGAGAAGGTGCAGGCGTTCGAGGACCTTCCGCGCCGTGCAGTGAACGGCTTCATGGTGAAGGTGGTGGGTGATCCCTCCACCGACGCCGACGACTTCTGGGTCAAGTACGACACGACCGGCACCAGCGGCGACGAGGGCGTGTGGCGCGAAGCCCCGGCCCCGTCCATGCTGACGGACATCGACCCGACCACCATGCCGGTACGGCTCACCCGCAGTGGGACCCTCCTGTTCACCGGAGCAGCCCACGAGGGGAGCCTAGCGGAACCAGTGAACACCCTTGGAGCAGAGACGGTGGCGCACCCTGCGTTCTCCAAAGACGAGAACGACGTGGCGATTGACGGCACCGTTGACTACTCCATGAGCGACCACAACAACGCGGCGTACCTTCTCCCGGCCATCGCTGGTGGGACGAAGCTCATCACGCTGCGGTACGACGTGGACACCAGCAGGCTCGAGCCCGGCGTGAAGCTCAACGTGAACCTCATGCACAAGACCGCTGGTGGGACCGAGACGGTTCTTGACACGCACCACTACTACCGAGGGACGACCCGCAGCAACGTCGAGATTTCACAGTCGCTCACCGTAGCGACCGGAGACTTCGTCGGGCTGAAGATTTGGTACTCGTATGGGTACTTCGTCGGCGGGCTCTCCACGGCAGGCATCGTGGTGGCGAAGCGGCAGCTTACGGCGGCGGAACGCACGGCTGGTCTCCTCGACGGCTGCGACATTCCTACCCGAGGCGAGACGCTTCTCACGTTCGCCCCGACCGACTACTACGCCCCCGGAACGCGGGTGCGCGTGGTGGTGGACACCGTGACGTGTGACTACACGGTTCCGGCAGGGCCCGCCCTGAGCGGGACAGCGGTTGCGAGCGGCGTGAAGACCGCCATCGACGCCATCCTCGGGACGGACTACACGATCACGCTCAACGGGTCCGAGGTGTCTGTCGCATGGACAACGACCACCACGCACTCGGCTCCACCGGAGTGTGTGTCCTCGGTCACCGCAACGACGAACACCTTCTACAACAGCGCCCTGGCCCTCACGACCGACGCACTGGTCGGCAAGGTCATCCTCAACACGACAGACGGCTCCTACGGCACCATCACTACCAACAGCGCAGACAGCATCACCTGTGTCCTGGGCGGTGGTGCGGACAACACCTTCGACCCCGGCGATGCTGCCTCGGTGGAAGGCTCGGGGTCGTACCTCGTCGTGGAAGAGATCGATTGGGGAACTCGCTCGGTAGGGGACGACACGACGTCGCCCTTCCCGTCCTTCGTGGGTCAGCAGATTCGCGAAGTGTTCTTCTATCAGGGACGCCTTGGGTTCACCTCTCGGGAGAACGTGGTTCTCTCCGAAGCGGGGAGCCTGTTCAACTTCTGGCGCACCACGATCCGCTCGCTGCTCGACAGCGATCCGATTGACGTACAAGCCGCGTTCCGGGATGTCACCGTGTTCAACCACGTCATCCTCTGGAACGAAGGGCTCTACCTGTTCACCGACAAGGGGCAGTACCGCCTGAGCGGTGACCCCCTGCTGACTCCAGCCTCGGTACGGATTGACTTCGTCAGTTCCTACCCGGCGAACCGCACCGTCGCCCCCGTGGTGATGGGACGGTCCCTGTTCTTCCCGCACGAGCGTCAAGGCTTCACGTCCATCGTGGAGATGTTCATCGATGACGCCGACCGGACGGACGCCCAGGTGGTCAGCAAGCACGTCCCGACGTACCTCAAGGGGAACCCACTGGACCTCGTGGGGGACCCGGCGCTCGGCCTCGTGTTCCTACGCACGGACGCCAGTGCCACCACGATCTACGTCTACGCCTATCACGACGAAGGCGGGGACCGTGGGTTGCGCTCGTGGAGCAAGTGGACCTTCGGGACCACCACGAGCATCGTCGGGCTCGACATGCTGGACGGCAAGCTCATCCTGCTCGCGAAGGACTCGACCGGGCTCTTCTCCCACATCCTCGACGTCGCGAAGGTTCTCGACCCGAGTGACGGGACGCCCGACGAGAAGTACGAACACCTCGACCGCCGCCTCGCGCACAACAGCGCCGGGGTGACGGTAGCGTGGACCGGGACGCAGACGGAGATCACTCTCCCCTACTCCGACCCCACGAGTGTCCAGGCGGTGGACCGGGCGACCGGGACCACCTACACGCTCACCCTCTCCACAGGGAAGTACATCCTCGTGGGGACGGACCTGAGCGCCATGAGCCTCTACATCGGGGTGCCCTTCACGTTCACGCTGACCCTGAGCCCCATCTACTACCGCGACCAGAACGGCGCGGCAGAGACGCGGGGACGGCTCCAGCTTCGCTACATCGACATTGGGTATCAGGACACCACCGACCTCACGATCAGCGTCACTCCCGATGGGAGAGCCGCTCGGACGACGACGGTGGACCTCGCAGGCCCGGCCTCCGACATCCAGCGGGTGTCCGTACAGGCTCGGGCGGAAGACTGCACGATCAGCCTCACTGACGCTACGCCGGGATCGGTCGTCCTCACGGGTGCCGATTGGGAAGGATTCCTCTCGCGCAGAGCGCAGCGAGCATGAACATAAGGTTCCGCATCGCCGGGGCTGAGGACGGTCGCAAGATCGCTCCTCGGCTTCGGCCTGAGGACCGGCGCGAAAGCGAGACGGTGACCGGACGTCCCCCTGAGGAGACCCTACCGAGCGCCATCACGAAAGCTCGCTTCGCCTACACGATGCACATGGAGCAGTCCCACATCCCGTTCGCAGTGTTCGGGTGCGGCGACCATCCGCGCATCGCCGGGTTGGGCGTGGTCTGGTTCCTCGGGACAACGGAGATCGTGCGGGCGAGGAAGGCAATCCTCGAAGTTGCCCCGCGACTCCTAGAGACGTTCCTGGGGTTCTACCCGAAGGGTCTCACCAACTACATCGACAGCAGAAACACGCTGCACCTCAAGTGGGTCCAGAAGCTCGGCTTCATCGTTTCCAAAGGGCCGACGATCCGCAGGGTGCCGTTCTACACCATCTATCACCGAGGCACACATGTGTGACCCGACAGTCATCGCTATCGGTAGCCTCGTACTCACTGCCGGATCAGCGGTAGCCGACCACATCGG